GTAGATAATACAATTATGGGTTATGGTGGCAACCTTGCACGGTTAGGGTTAGACATAACAGATGCTATTAGTGGTGCGAATGAAAAACGCCCTACTAAAGGCGTAACGGAGTTACCGGAAATACGCCGTTTCTTTGCTAAACCATATCAAAGTAGCGATAGTGTGCAACGTGTCTATGATGATTTTAAGGAGCAAGAAAAACTTCATAATGAACTAAAACTTACAGGGCAGAGACCGGAAGGCTATGACCCTAAGCTATACAATAAACTGAAAAATGCACAAAATTCATTTAAGGCTATTAATAAAGCATCGAAGAAAATTATTGATAGCGAAACCATGTCTAGCGATACAAAGAGGGAAAAGTTAGACAAACTAAATATTCAAAAAGCCAATGTAGCAAGAGGGGTATATGGCTTAGGGATTATAAAGGAGTAATAATGCAAATAGTATTAGATTTCTTAATCGATAGTTGAATTCTCTTACAACTAGCTTTATCTTAAAAACAATATTGAGCAGCGTTGCTGCGTTGGCTATATGGGTGATTGGTTTAAAACACGTTCAAATATTGGGCGTGTTTATTTTATTGGTGTTCGTTGATTTGCTTACGAAATGGGCAAGCATCGCTTACAAAATGTTAGTTGATGAATTCGGATATGATTCGGAGAAAATCGCCACGTGGGAAAAATACCGGGCCATACCGATTGCATTTGAAAAACAACTCATAGCATCTAAATATATGCGTAAAGGGTTTATTGGTAAGGTTATGACATATGTAGCGGCTACAATAGCCGCTATTTTATTTGATGAAATGAGCGGTCAAAGGCAATTTGCCGTATCGCTAGTGTGGTTATATTTAGGCTCGTCTGAATTCCTATCTATTCTTGAAAATTTAAGAGACGGCGGCAACGTTTCTATGGGTAAGTTTTTAGATTTGATTAGAACTAAAATTGAAAATAAGGTTAAATTATGAGGTGAAACATGAGGGGCATTGATGTAAGCGAAAATAACGGCGTAGTGGATTGGGGAGCGGTCAAAGCTAACGGCTTTGACTTCGCTATTATTCGTATCGGTTATGGACGAGGTAACTTAGATAGTGAATTCTATAACAATATCAACGGTGCAATTAATGCCGGTTTGGCTATTGGCGTATACCACTATTCCTACGCTATGAATGAAGAACATGCGGCAGATGAAGCGGAATTCGTAATTAATACATTGAACGATGCCGGCTTAACTATTGATAAGTTGCCTATGGGTGTATGGTTCGATATGGAAGATGCGGACGACTATAAGGCGGATCGTGGCATGCCAACAGACCAACAATTAACAAATATTTGCAGCGTGTTCATCAATAAATTATGGCAAGCTGGATACGGAAACACAGGCCTATACGCTAGTTATGATTGGCTTGTAAATGTGTTAGACGTTAGCCAGTTAGGCGGTTGCGCTATTTGGTGCGCACAACTTAATAGCCAATGTGATTATGACGGCGCTAATCTATGGCAATATACATTTACCGAAAACATTGAAGGCAAAGAATTTGATGCTGATTTGGTATTAAACTGGCCTATTTAGGGGGTAATTATGGATACTATCATTCAACTATTAAGGCGATATGCGCCCGTTATTACCGTAGCATTACTTATGTTATTAGTGGTAGTCTCTGGTTTATTCGCCTATAACGTGATACATACTAAGAAACTACAAGAACCGGTTATTATCAATCAGACTACGGCTAAGAATCCGGTTAAATTAGGGGAAGCGTTAAACGTATCCCCTAAAGTAGCGAAGGAAGTTATTGCGTATAAGGAAACGGCGCAGCCGGTAGTAACATATTACACGCAAGCGCCAACGCTACATGATGCGGCAGTTATTACAAAAAATGCTATTAAAGATAAATCGCCTAACGTTCCAAAGGAAGCTATAGAAAAAAGCGATAGAACCGCAGTTGTAGAAAATACAGATGAAAATAAGGTTGATGTGTATAAAATCAACCTTAATAAAGTACATCGTATTATGGGTGGCGTTACTGTAATGGAGACAGGGAAGGTGTACGAAACTATAGGGTATCAAGCCGGCGACTTTCAAGGCCTAGCGCATTTTGACGGGAAGCATTTCAAAGGGGCCAGCGCTTTATATACATTTGCGAAATGGTAGGTGATCCATTATCTCCGCGCCGTGCGGTTCACGGCATACCGTTTTTAATTAAAAGGAGCAAACTATATGAAAACATTTACATTTGAAGGCAAAGTTCATGAATTCGCAGAAGATATTACGCCAAAACAAGACGGCTTATACACCGCAACACTCACAGACCATAACAACGTACGTTGTGAAATGTGGTTTGTAAACGGCGAATTGAAACGCCTTGTTGAATTAGATTAATAATAAAAGGGGTACCGCTATGGTACCCCTCTTTTTTTATTTGCCGTCAAAAAATCGTCAAAAATTCATTTTGAAATATAATATTTTCTGTAATTTGTTTAGATTGGCCACAATGAAAAACTTTGATTGTTACAACGTATTTTGAAATTTGAAATAAAATTAAGCGATATAACCTTTTATGATTGTTAAGATTGTAAGTTTAAAGAAGTACTTATTTACTGTACCTTTTAATGGTTGAATATCCAATTCGTCAAAAATCGTCAAAAATTTTATTTAAAAATATTAGCAACTGCATTTGATGCTGCTGCTTTCATTTCATCGTTATAATGTACATACGTTTTCATAACCATTTGTGGTGTATCACCAAGTAGTGATGATACAGTTTTCACATCTAAGCCATTAGCTAATAGCTTTGTAGCATAAGTATGTCTAAGGTTATGTGCTGATAGGTTATCACCAAAGCGTTTTAAGTATGTGTTTATTTGCCATTTAACACCATTCTTTTTATATGGGTTTAAAACTAAATCATGTTCAAACTCTAACTCATGTGATTTATATTCTATTAGTATGTTTTCTAATATAGGCGGAATTGGCAAAATTCGTACCGAATTGGCGGTTTTAGTTTTCTCAAAGGTGATAACACCTTTACGGAACGAAAGTTGCTTGTTGATATGAATTTGGCGATTTTCTAAGGATATATCATTCCAAGTTAAACCATACACTTCACTAAATCTCATGCCAGTATATCGTGCTATTTGTAAGAAATAATAGGCTTGTGGATATTTCTCACGCATAAACTTTGCGAATTGGTTTAAATCTTCATCAGAGATTGTATGGATCATATTTTTACGTTCCACACGTGGCAACCTAACACCAGTACATGGGTTATCTGAAATTATCTTGTATGGGTTTATTGCTATATAGAATATCCGACTAACTACTTTATAATACGTTGTAATTGTAGTAGGTGATGAAACCATCTTATTTACTACATTCTGAATGTGTAGCGGTTTAATGTCAGACAATTTCATATCGTGAATTGATTTGTAAGCACATATAGCGTGATTGTACATAACCAAAGTACTATGCGCAATGTGTGCCTTTTTTATTTCAAGAAACATATCCGCAAATTCCTTGAATGTTAAGTCTTTCAATTCCGTATCTTTGGTGAGTAGTGCGGTTTTGTCTAATTCCTTAACGATAACGTGGCCGTATTCCTTGGCTTCACGTTTAGTTTTGAAGCCTTGTTTTGATTTTTGACGCCACTTGTAGCCGTCTTTATACGACACAATTATTTGGAAACCCTTATCTTTCTTCCTCACGCTGATATTGTATTGCATAGTATTCTCTCATTTCTAAATTATCTAAAAACTTTGTACTTTGTTTTTTATTGATAAATCTAATTAACAAATATCCTAACCAGAATAAAATACCAGATATAAAAATACCTATAGTATCGCCCTTATTTTCTACTATGATGAAAAATATTCCAGCAAATAGAAATGTAAATAAATAAGTCCCAAATGTAATATTTATCATTTCATCTTGTATTTCCTTACGATTTACCTTCATGATTATTTCCCCTAAATATAACAACCTGTACGCTCAAATATTTTAAGCAACTCTATCGTATCGTTAAAAGTTAGTTCCTTTTCGTTACGGATACTATCAATCATTTTCGGCGAATTTCTTAAACAGGTATGCGCTACTAATAAAAAAGCGAATTTATTTGCTTGATATTCCTTTTCTTTTTTATCTCTATCGGTTAATAGGTCAATATCAAATAAGTTGTATCCGCCTTTATGCAATATAACATGACCTAATTCATGCGCCAAAGCAACCTTTTTATGGTTGATGTCTATTTTTGAATTAATAACAATATCCTTTGAAAAATGGTGTTTTTATCAACAGTCCTTTCAAATGCTTTGGCAGTGATCTATAGTGAACACTAATGCGTAAATTTCTAGCGATAACATCTGGGTCATTAGACCGATTTTCTTTAATAATATCTAACACAATAGGATACATTCGTTTCATACTACACCCCTATATATATTTATTTTTTATCCCTTTCATCTTTACGTGATGAAATAACCCCTTTAATCACATTCTCAACCATTTTCTTCTCTTGCTCAGTAAGTTCATAATCCCCATAGAACATCACTTTCACATTTTTAAAGTCAACATTGAAGGTATCACTTTTAATAGGTGGTACCTCTTTTGTTTGCTCAGTGCTATCTAAAAAATACGAGATAGGAACGTTAAAATAATCCGCTATGATTTGTATTTTATCTGCTTTAGGATTTGAGCGCCCCTTTTTCCAATCTGTAAGTGATGCCGTTGAAATTCCAGTATCTTTAGAAAGTCTGTACGCACTTATATTATGTTGACTCAATAGAGCTTCTATCTTACTATATATGTTTTGTTGCTCATGATTTAATCTCTTTTAAGAAATTTTATAAACGTTTAATTGGACATTCTCGCAAAAACATAATATTATGAAATTGCGAGATAGCTAATGAAAACGAGATTACAAATCACGTAAAAATTAGCTAATAAATATTAGTTAATTTAATATATCAGAATCGAGGTGATATAGCAAGATGTATGGAAAAATCGAAAAGCTTTTAAAAAAGCATGGCATAACTGCATATGCATTAAGTAAAGCTACGGGCATTTCTACGGCGGCAATGACTGACTACAAAAAAGGTCGTTCAAAACCTAGCGTAGATACGCTAAAAAAAATTGCCGATTATTTCGGTGTAACTGTTGATTATTTTTTATAAAAAGGAGAATGTATGGACGAATTCTATGGAATTTTTAACTCACGTTTTTTATCAGCACCAAATCGTGTTAGCTTAGTACGGATAGAAACAATCTCTTTCAATACAGATTTCATTTCTTTTAGGTTATCTTCTGTAACCACTAAGCCGTTATACTTTTCTAGTTTTTCTTCAAGGTACTTCGCAAGTTCTGCATTATTCCATGTCATAGTTAAATTGCTATCAATTACTTGTGGCTCGATAGCTGGTTGTACAATTACATCAACTGTTTCCATTTATTTCTCCTTGTGTTAAAATACAAGTAGAGTATTTTCCAATACTTCTACACAAAGTCCGCTGAAACTTCTTCTACACTTTTCACTAGCGGACTTTTTCATTTTTATAAAACTCTATTTCTTCTTCCCATTTACTGCTTAGTAACCACATCGTTACACCTAACAGGCTTTGACAAAGAATGTCCACATATCGATGTTGTCTAGTTCTAAGCTACCCATACCACCAATCACTAATATTGCTGATATGATTTTCATTCCATTACACAACTTAATCATTTAAATCTCCTGTAATCACTAGCATTTGGCTAGTGATTTTTCTAATTTCACCTCTTAGATACCGATTTTCTGATTGCAAGCGTTCGTTTTCTGCTTGCAACTGTTTATATCTGACAATGTTAAACTCCGTTGTCAGCCCTGCTAATTTCTCAACCTCATTCCGGTTGAATTTCACGCCGGGTATCGGTAACTGGTGTAACTTGCCCTCATTTCTGAGGTTATATACCGCTGTTTCTGATATCGACAGTAACGCAGCAACCTCTTTAACTGTGTAAACTAATTTTTCCATAGAATTCGTCCATACATTCTCCTTTTTATAAAAAATAATCAACAGTTACACCGAAATAATCGGCAACTTTTTTTTAGCGTATCTACGCTAGGTTTTGAACGACCCTTTTTTGTAGTCAGTCATTGCCGCCGTAGAAATGCCCGTAGCTTTACTTAATGCATATGCAGTTATGTCATGCTTTTTTAAAAGCTTTTCGATTTTTCCAT